TAGCTGCAGAATTCCATTCAAACACTTCACCATCAACAATTAAACAAATAGCTTTGTCACCAAAGTTATCAATAGACCACATACCAGGATCAACAACTAAGTCTCCTGATGCCGCTTCGCCCCAAGCAACGAAGTTAGATGTATCTGTAACCGTAGCTCCCGCGGAGTGTGATGCTGCTGTGGTATTTCTCACACCTCTTGTTACACCGGTTAATGTATTTGTAGATATACCTGTGTAAGATATTTCCTCTGTGCCTATCTGTATAAAGTTTGTTCCAGATGATGGAAACTGTGATGCATCATTTAATGTTATACTTGTAGCAGCCGCTGATATGTCTGATGATAAAACTGTTGTAAAAGCTCCTACTTCTTGTCCACCCCAAGATCCAAGAGACCAACCAAAACCTTGTGTCTGCACATCTGGTCCTACTTTATAGTAATGTTGAACTCTGATACCACCTGATTCACTAGCTCCAGATCCAGTTTCTGCTGACGGCATTGTTATTGTAATCGTGTTAGATGATGGCACTGTTGTAACCATGAATCTTATGTCATCAAAATTAGCTGCTGCGTAATCAGAATTAGTTGCAGTTGAAAAATTATCTAACAAAATAATATCGCCAGCTGTAATACCATGGTCAGTAGAAAAATTTATTGTAACTGTTGTTGATCCATTAGTTGTGCTGAATGCATTAGTAAGTGTAGTTGTAGATTTGATGGGATGTATATCATAAAACACACCACCTGAATAAGCGTATAATATTCTGTTTGATCCTATAATAGAATACTTTCTACCCGCACTATTAGTAAATTGATGTAGAGCTCTAACAGCTCCAGTAATATTGTCAGCACCAAGTTGCTTCCAACCACCTATTTTTTCAGGAAATAGATATCTAAAACGAACATTATCACAGTCTATCCACTGACCCTCTGCGGCTGTGGCAGTGATTTGTTTATTGATTCCAGGTGCAAAGTTAACCTTCTGTAACATAGATCTCCAGATTATATTAGATTGCGTTGATATTCAACGTTATTTGACTATTCCTAGCATAGGTCTTTTATCATACAAATTAGACTTTGCAAACTGTCCATCTGCATGATTATAATGCAAGAATACTTGGCCACATAATTGGCCTTGAAAAGGCTCTCTCCAATGCTCTAACTCACAACCAGAGTAGATAAGCATATCTCCTGGTTTTAGGTCTACTTTTACACCTTTAGGTGCACCAGGCTTATGTATGTTTTTATACTCGTCTATGACGTTGTTAGACCCCGTAGGATCGATAAATATGGGCCAGTTGTCTCCACCTAGATTTAAGGTAGTTGATATCTCACAACTAGGTCTATCTTTGTGTCTTCTTAAGATATTACCTTTTCTGTAGAGTCTTGTGTAAGAGTATGTAGGCACTAGTTTAAGTCCTGTCTTCTTCTGCATTACAGCTATAGTCTTGACTAACAATGTTTCCATTAATCTATCACCATATTTAGCATAAGAGTTTGGAACTTGTGGATCATTAAAATTACCTACAAGTTTATTACCAGCGTGTGTTACACCATTATTTAACATCCAGCTATCTGCTTCTGCTGATATTTGTAAATACCTATAAGCTATGTCCGCTACTTCTTTTGATATAGCGCTACGAATCACCTGATATTTCTTTTTTTTAAAACTCATGATATTTGTATAAAATTATAAGATACAGATATTCTCCAATTTTTATCACCTTTATCTGTATTCATATTTATATCTACACCGTGTGGAAGCCAAGATGGAAAAAATATCATACGCCCTTCTAGTGGTTCATAAGCACATACTCTCCATAACTGCTCCGGTAAGTTTGGTTCTCTATTAGGCATGTGTGTATTTGGTCCTGGTCTAGGATCTTCTAAAAATAATTTACCAGAGTTCTTTGGCACTTTAATATAGTATACACCTGACCACATAGAGTTAGGATGTGTATGTGTTTTATTATAACTATACGTAGGATTTATATTAGCCCACATATTACCAAGACCTAGTTTACCCGATATACCATAATCTTTATTACACTCGTAAGCCATTTGAAATAGTTCATCGATAAGAGGTTTATATTCTGGTCTTTTATCCATGTCAGTTTTGCTGTGCCAACCAAAACCAGAGTTAGT